GAATATTAGGTAAACTTTGTTTACTACCCCCCGTTAAACTTTGTTTACTACCCCCCGTTAAACTTTGTTTACTACCCTGTTCAACTTTGTTTACTACCATAAACTTAGGTTTAACTGCTCGATACTCGCAAAACTTTACACCGTTCACTGTCTTTTCATTCTTTATGATATATCCTTTTTCAACCAATGACTTTAGGCATTTTATACAGCTTTGCTTTGTTGAATTTACCCAATCCGCAAGATATTGTAGACTGCCTGTGAACCTTGTTTCATCATCCTGTGAAAATCCATATATGATTGCATACACAAGAAGCTCGTTCCCTTTCAGTCCTAGCCTTGTAACCATCCAACCAGATATGTTGATATAATTCTCGTCTTTTACTTTGCTCATGTTTTTGCTTCCTTTCTTTTCTGTATCATCAATCATGTGATTGCCTTTCTAACACAAAAACCGCATCACATTAAGTCCGCCAACCTAATGCAATACGGTTTATGTACCTATTCAGTTTCATTCACTGCTATTCAGCAATGGCGGTTACTGAATAGGTGGTGTAGCTTTTTTCTACTCTTTAATTTTATCATCATAATGCGATTAAGTCAACACATTTTGCCATCTTTTGTTTCTTTTTGAAACCTGTACCGCTTGTAAGACACACTTTCTCCGAACCGATTTTTTGACGTTTCATACGTTTCATCGAACTTGTAGACCTCATCCATCAACTCATATATTCGTGCTGACAGTCTTGTAATTCCTAGGTCTTGAAATGCTTCCATACTGCTGATGCTTCCGAACTTTTGAATGTAGAATACAATCTTCTCTCGCTGATTCATTGCATATCCTTCCTTGTGACGATCTTTATAGTAAGCTCCGGATACCGATACTCGAACAATTTTTGTTTTAACCGAAATACGTCCGTAATTACCGCTGTAGAGCCTTTTACATCTTCAATAATGATTCTATCACCATCTGCTAGAATGTATCTAAAATCGGCTTTATACACGGTTTTACGCCATGTTTTGCCGTTCTTTCTGAATGATGGTAAAAGCTCAAAAGAAGGTTGTAATTCCAACTCCCTTATAACTCCTGCACGTTCCAGAATCTTCAACTGTGCATACCGTTCAGCTTCAAGCTTTGAGTCAAACTTGATGCCATCAGTAACCGTCTTTGTATTGTGATACTTTCTGTACAAATAAGTCACCTCACAGATAGTTTTTCCCAAAGATGTCGATAAATTCATCTGTTGTCCATGCGTATTCGTCCATCGCTCTTTTCTGCCCCAGCTTTTTCAGATGCATATTAAATTCATGCCCTTTACTGTTATGCACGCCGTATGTACTCATGTTGTGATCTTCTGGCCTGATGAATACGACAAGACCATACTTGATTGATTTTTTGCGGTTGGCAGTGCCGAAAAAAATTTCATGCCTGACAGTTCCATATACCCGTTTTGAATAATATCGATAACAGTGTTCATTCGTTAAGAACATGCCGTCATGCATGATGCATAATTCTTTCTGAATCATTTTCCGCTGCTTCCGAAACCTTTATCACCACGCTCGGTATTTTCATCCAATGAATCCACGATGTGAATATCCTCATAAAGCACTGGAATAACAACCAACTGTGAGATTTTATCGCCCGCAGTCACAAGATAATTCGCATCTGAATGATTATACAGCTTTACCATAATTTCGCCTGTATATCCTTCATCAATAAGCCCTGTTGATGTGATGCCATACTCGACATTCAATCCGCTTTTTGACACCAACAATCCTGCCGTTCCATGTGGCAACTGCACATGCAATCCAGTATGGAATAAAGTGCCACTGTGTGCCTTTACAAGCCTTGTCTCACGTGCTCTTATATCTAATCCAGCATCAGTTTTGTGCGCTCTATCTGGCATGTACGCGCCTTTTTCAACGTAAATATTCATTTGTTTTTCCTCATTTCTATGTACTTTAATTTTGCAACCTCATCAGGTGTAAGTACAGGTATACACTGCTCTTCACAATCTCTAATCAATCCATCAAGAAGGATGGAGAACTCTTTTGAATCCATATCCGAACTGCCCTTGTAAATCTTGTAATGTGTGAACTCTTTTCCGTCAAGGTCACTTTGCCCGATTGCTTCATAATACCTAAAATAGCCATCAACTTTTATGTCTGACCTTACCGACACAACCTCACACGTGCTGTATCGCTTGAGCATCATGAAATGTACCTCTTCACTGCTAAACCTCATAACGCTAGCCAGTTGGTTGAGTAAAGACCAGTAGTACGCATTGGCTGTCAATGATCTTTTAGATTTCTTCTCTTTGATCTCATACAGCTTTTCTGCATCCTGCTGGTCGAACAACCACTGGATGATAGCTTTTGCATTTCCTATCATACAGTTATTACCGCCTAGAATGGCAAATCAGACGAATTCATGTCGAATCCTCTATTCCCCCAACCATTATCAAGATTGCTATTATTTTGACCGCTAGGGCCATCATATTGCATTTCACGCTTAAGCTCCAAGAACTGAAAGCTTGTCGTAACTACTTCTGTAAAATAATTCATTTTGCCATCCTTCTCGTAGCTTCTTGTCTGAATATATCCAGTTACACCAAACAAGTCGCCTTTGTGAACGTATTTTGCGATTGTCTCGGCGGCTTTGTCCCACGCAATACAAGGAATGAAGTCTGCGCCATCTTCCTTTTTTCTTCTGTTAACTGCCAATGTGAAGGAGACAACAGGTGTTCCGTTCTGCGTTCTCCGTTCCTCAACATCCTTAGTCAATCGGCCAATCAAACTAACATTATTCATTTTCGTTTTCCTCCATTTTTAATTTACGCTTTTCCAAATACAGTCAAAAATAAAATCTTCAATGCTCGTATGTTCATTTAGTGATGCCATTGCCAGCCTTTTCAAAAATTCTCCATTAATTGAAACTATAAATTTGTAAGTGTCATCATCACTAGCTGTTGTCTTCGCAGTATCATTGTTGCTAGCGTTTTTCTCAGCATAACAATATTCGTCCGGCGAAATGCCATAAACTTTTTCTAGCGTGTCTGCTACTGTCCAATTAAGCCTTTCTCTTCCGAATACATTTTTTCTAACATATCCCGAATCATCATAACCACATTTTCTGGAAAGTTTTTACCATTTAATGTGCTTTTTTCTCAATATTTCACTAAGTCTAGTAAAATCTACGTTTTCAACAATACTGTTATCTCTTTTTCTCATTTTCTTTTTCCTCTAAAAATTTTTCGATTAACTCCCATGTCATGCCCTCGTTTACAGGGCTGTCAATAACTTTTCTGATGCCATCCCTAAGATGTATAATCTTCAGAAATTGTGCATCAACTCCGAAGCTTTGCATCAATCCGATGCGGTATAAATTCAACTGATATGCGATCTTTTCCTTGTTTAATGTACTGACGGTTTTAATGTCAGCAATGCCAATTTCACCATCCATAAACATTGTCATGTCCAATCGTCCACATGCAATCGGCATATCATCCTTAAACAATACAATCGGCAACTCGCTGTCCAGAACCTCGAATCCATATTGCTTCTGCAAAAATTTAAAGTTTCGCACTGCTTCACTTCCATCATCATAGCCTGAATTGTTGTAGTTCTCGATTGCCTTATGTACTGCCGTACCTCTTTGCGCCGCATTATTCAACACGGCAGGAGGCACACTTGCATATTCGTTTCTAAACTTCGTACCAAGAATCTGTGAAACACTTGGCAGCATAAGCCCATCATACAAGTATGTATGCGTTTCATCGAAATATTCAAGCGTTCCACCTTTAATGCTGAATGTCTCCATTATTTAACCGTGATGCGGATGGATGGCTTTACTTTTGAGATTTTAACATACATGTCATAAACGTCAGGATTCTCATCCTTGAATGTCTTGCTGTCGAACCTTTCTGCATCATGTTCTGGAACAAGTGCAATCTTAAGAAATTCATTGTCTAACTTTAATACGCCGTACTTCTGCATAGCATCAAGAATTTCAGCTTTCATGCTGTCCTGTTGTTTCTTGATTTCTTTCGCCTGCTTCTCAAGGTTGATGATTCTCTCGCATACTTCTTCAGACAATGCAACGTCTGAATCTTTTCTTTCGATTATGTTATTCATTTGTTTCATCCTCTCTGTAGTTAAATTTAGTAAAATCATATTTGCCGATAACTCTTTTGAGTGGCTCGCATCCTGCACCTGCAAGAACACGCAATGCTTGCTCCACATCATTACTAGTTGAATTGCAAACTGCAAGCACTGTTGCCATTTTTTCTCCGAACTTCGTATCAACTAACACTTCGTCACCACTCTTGATGCTTGCATAAAGCGGTGCATAGAACAGGAATTTTTTTGGGCTGTCAGTGTGCTGACATACTACAAATTGCACGTAACTACTCATGATTGTCCGCCTTTCTCTGTTTCATAATCTTTCCAATCAACTCGCTTGCTTTCGACATTGGCATATCTTCCAGCTTTTCGATTTTGTTCATCTTTAACAGCTTTTCAAGATTCTCGCCTGTATAGTTCTTGCTCAATACTTCAATCTGTCTTGGTGACGCCTTGCGTTCCGTGCTGTTCGTTGCTTCATCATCATTTCCGTCTGTATCTTCTTCAGTTGCCATACCAAGGAATGCACCTAATGAGTAACGTTTGCGGTATGTGATCTCTGCTCCCTCATCTTGAAGCTTCGCACCTTCCTTAACTGCAAATGGGTAGGTGTTTGTCTCGAATACGTGTCCACTCTCGTGAACAAGAATACATCGAACACCATTTATGCCATTCTCATCAACCCCAATGGGCTGTAATAGCGCAAAGTGTTTATTTTCCTTGATTTTGTTTAAAATGTTATCAAGTGGTACATAATTAAATTCCTTCTTAACCCACTCGCCTGTCTTTCGATTCTGCACGGAATAATTTACCTGTGCGGACTTTTCAAGTCCTCTCAGCTGATTTACCAACTCAATCAAGTCTACTGCGACTTCTGCTTTAATGTTTTCAAATCCTATCATTTTTTTCTTTTTCCTTTCTTTTTGAAACATCCAATTCGTACTGTTTGACGATTTCTCTTAATTCTTCTGCGTGACCGCTTTTTACGATTTCTGCTACGATTTCAAACATGTTTTCAGCTCCCAATAATCAAATTCGCATACTCTTTCCCAAATACTTTGCAGAACACTTTGACAAGCTTTGTAGAAGGATTGTGCGTTCCTTGCTCAATACAAGCATAATGGCTAGTCGATACCCCAAGCATTTCTGCTACATCCTTCTGAGTATATCCCTTTGATATTCTGAATGCTTTTAGCTCTGCTCTTTTCATTTCATGCCCCCTTTCATCTGCCTACATTATAAACCCTTATCATCAAATTGCAACTACTTTTCATCTTTTTTTGATTATTTGTTATTGTTTCAAATAGATACGTTGTGTTATCATCGAAATATAAACTTTTTTAGGTGGTGTAAAAGTAATGATCAACAATAAATCAATAGGAAGGAAACTCAAAGAACTACGCAACTCACGTGATCTTAAACAGTCTGAACTTGCTGAACTTGTCGGGCTTTCTCGCCCTGCCATATCAAATATTGAGTCTGGAAAACGCTCCTTGACTCTTTCAACTCTGAAACGTTTTTGTGAGGTTTATGGCATTGACATTTCATACTTTGGCATTGATACGTCAAGCTACGATGAAGCGACAGACCTCACACTACGCATCGAATCTCTGTTTCACGATCTTCCTGAACCTGAGAAGGATGAACTGTATCTGAAGATAATGAAGTTGTACCTTGACAGCAAGAATGTTTCTGATTGAAACAACCTGTCGAAAAAAAAGAGTTGTTTAACTCATATTCAATTTTGATATTTTCCTGTTCAGCATAAAGATTAAACAGCAACGAATATATTTTTTCTGCGTCCATATTTTCACCGCCTCATCGGCTAGTATGGACTGCTTTTTTTATTTTCAAACAATCGGAGGTATTTTTATGAGAAAAAATCTGCGAGTGGCAGGATATGCTCGTGTTTCCACTGACGAACAAAAGAAATATGGATATTCAATACAGGCCCAGACTGAAGAAATAACGCAATGGTGCAACGACAATGGCCATGCACTGCAACATATCTACATTGACGAAGGATACTCAGCAAGCAATATGAAACGTCCGCAGCTTCAATCCATGCTGTCAAACCTTCGTGATCTTGATGCAATAGCCTTTACTCGTCTTGACCGTCTGTCACGTAACGTCCTTGAAGCAAACAAAATGCTCGAATTGCTCCAACAGAACAACGTGGCCATGATTTCCATATGTGAAGATGATATAAACACGTCCACTGCAAACGGTCTGTTTATGTTCAACCTGAAAGTCAATCTTGCAGAACATGAATTAAAAAAAGGCTCTGAACGCATCAAAGCCGTATTTGAGTACAAGATTGCACAAGGCCAACCTATCACTGGTAACGTTCCTTTCGGCTACAGGATTGCCACGGAAAACGGCAATAAACGCATTGTGATTGATAAATCCAAAGCGCCAATAGTGAAAGATATTTTCGATTCATTTCTCCTGCATCAATCAGTCCATCATACAGTTGAATACGTCAACAAGAAATACGGACTGTCTCGACCGTATATGTCCTACATGCACATATTAAAAAATGAATTTTATGCAGGATCATACCGTGGAAACTCCAACTACGCCGAACCATACATCACGAAAGAAACATACAATGCCGTTCAGACCGCATTACAGGCAAATATACGCACGGGAGTGCAACGTCATGTATATTTATTCACTGGACTGTTAAGATGCCCAGAATGTCGCTCTAAATTGGTTGGAGTGAGCCATCCAAAAGGCGGTAAAAGATATTACTATTATCGTTGCAACAACGCCCACTCAGTGCATACCTGCACCCACAAAAAACACTATGCGGAACTTGCAACGGAGAAATATCTATTGTCTAATCTTGATGACCTGCTTAAAGACCATATAGCCACAATATCAAGCATCACATCTGAAACAAAGAACACAACCGAAAAGGAATTAAAAGAACTAAGAAAAGAGCTTGATAATCTGAATTATATATTTATCAAGAAACGTATGCCTGTAAGTACCTATGAACGTCTGTACGCTGAAACAGAAGACAAAATAAAAAGGCTTGAATCTTTCAAACCTAAAAGCACCGACCATCTTCAACAATTTCTGAACAGCGGTTGGCGCTCAATATATGATAACCTCACACGTGAGAACAAGCGCACGTTGTGGCGCAACATCCTTGATTCTGTCCATGTTTCCCCTGATGGAATAGAAGTTTTTTTCAAGTAAAAAGCAGACATTTCTGTCTGCCATTTACTAGGAGAATTTCATGCCCAAATGTCAACTAAACCCTACGCCTATAATATACACCAATCAATCACCTAATGCAAACGGTGATTTTTTTTCTTTACTAACATTGTATGACCTGTAGGCTGTGACAAGTTAGTATAGAATTTTGCAAATAAAAAAAGCAGATGCTCCGCATCTACCTATTTTCTACGCCTTATTAATCTTCCGTTTTTAAGATTGTTTCTAATTCGTATTTGTATGATTTGTAAATTACAAATTCTCTTCTGATTTGCTCAATTCTTTCACAAGCTGTCTTTACATTATTTACATTTCTGATTTCTAATTCGTATTTCATTGATTCTATTTCATTATTCCATGATTTTTCTAAACTATCAATTTGCAAATTCACTCTTACTAGCAACTTTTCAATTTCTTTTCTCATTATTTGTTACCGCCCATTCTTTTCAAGCATTCTTCTTTAACATCATTTAGTTTCTTTTCAACATAATTAACATAATAATCTGAATGTGACGTTCTATCTAAATCATCATGTAACATTCTAGAATAATAATACTCATCTAATAAATCATCATTACTTAGTCTCTCTAAATATTTCATTTTCTTTGTTCTCTCTTTCTTTTTACACTGTTATTATAACATTATAATGATAGATGTCAAACGCTTTCTTTAAATTTTTTTGCATAAAAAAACAGCCCGCCGAATACCCCGACAAGCTGAGAAAGGAAGTGGTGAACATGAACAACACCACGTTCCTAGTATATCATGATTTCGCTTAATATCCAACAACTCTAGTTATAAAAATCGCATTTTCTGCTGAATATTCTGAACCGTTGTTTTTCAGAATGATCTGATAATTCTGACTGAATGTGATCATTGACCCCGACACATTCACAAGAGCAAACTTTGCATAGTCATAATCTGCAATATAGTGAATCGTACCTAAATGCACAAGTTTTCCGTTTGGACTGAAAACCTTCACGCTGCCACAAGCATTATCACCAGACGATCTGTAAAAGATTTCAAGATAAGTATAATTTTCCGCACTGTCTGACAATGTGACAGTTCCTGCTGTTCCATTTGCACTGTTGTAAAGCACCTGACCACTAATGCACACGCCGTTCACTTCAAGGCTGTTATCGTGTTTTGGGAAACAATTTACACCGAAGCTGTATTTCTTGATGTCCGTGTACGTAATCGGGATACCCTTTGAAAGAATCAGATTGTAAGTTGTTTTGCCTATCAGGTCGGAAACCTCAACCTGTACGTTCCACTCGTACTTGTTATCAGCCGTAAAGTTTGCATCGGTGTTATTTTGCACGGTTGCATAGCTTCCATATGAACTGTCAGAAACCTTCTTTGTTCGATACCTTATTGTGACTGTATTCTTACCACCGATTGACGCATAGTTTGCATTTACATTCAATACACTTTCCGAATAATAATTGCTTTTACGATTCAATTTGATAATCGCACTTGGTAAACTCCAATCATACACAAGCACCGTGATTTTTCTGATGCCCTCGTTTCCTCTCGAATCCGTCAATTTAACGGTCACTTCAGTGTCGTATGATACATTTACCACACCGACATTGATTGTGCCTGTAGAGCCGCTTAAACTGCCTGTATAAGCATTTCCATTTACTACGGCAGTAATTGATTTCAACGTGGCACTGTTTAATGCCTGTGCATTGCTTACACTGATTTTCAATGTCGAGTTGTTTCTGATAATGTACTGATTGTCACCAGTGATTGCAACGGTTGCCGAATTTGTGTCTGAATAACCCACATCAAAGACAGGATTTGAATTTACAACGTGTGCAATGATTGCACAGCTTGATGTTCCTATAACCGTGCTGCCACTATACGTTGTGACAGCGATCTCTCCTGTCATAGAATTGCTGTTTGGCATTTGTGCATACAGACTTGATGCAATCCTGTCTGTATCAAGTGTAATATTATCCGTTACGCCTGTGCCGATAGTATAACTGTATGAACCCAACTTCAGCACCACTGTATGCGTAAATACTGTTGACTTACGGTTCATATGCACAACGATAGTATCCCCGATATTAAAATCAGGAGAATTGTTAGGCCATGTGTTCAAACTTGGCTGTGATGCTCTGCCAATATCGGGAAGGCTCCAACTTCCAGAACCTGTGCAGTTTACGCTCGTAACATAAATTGCACACTCTGCATATGCACTGAATGACTTTGAACCGTTGGTATCGTGACCGATTGCAAGCTCTCCAGATGCCACAACCGTTCCAGTGTACAACTTAATTCTAGTGTTTGATTGATAAACGACAGTGCCGTTTACAGTACACTTGAAAGGCCCTGCCATATACCAATAGCCAGACTTGATTCCTGCACCCTTCAACGTCCATGAAATGACAGACTGATTGTTTACGGTACTTTGGCTTTTTAACGACCAATCAAACTGTAAGCATGCGCCATCATATACTGATGTTTTGAATGTTCCTGATGTAGCCATATCACACCCCCACTATACCAATTCCGTCATTTGTAACAGTATCGCCATCTTTTACTGTAATCGGAATAAACCTTGCCTTGTTGCATAACGTAATCTCTTCTTCAATAACAGATTTTTTCTGATGGAACTCGTCACCTGAAACCCAGAACGTTTTAGCGCCTGTGCGGTCATATCCTGCGAAACCTACGGAATTATTGACCACCAGATATGAACCATCAAGCCCATACATAATAAGCCCGTTTTTGTCCAGTTTTGCAATCAGATTGTTTGCTTCATCATAGACTTCAATTTGTCCGTTCTGGTTAAGGTTAGAACCAAGCTTTAATGTTCCACCTTTAATCATGTCAGCAACTAAATTGACAACATTAATATGTTGCATATTCAACGTATTATCAATCGTCCATGCACTTTCAAAATCTCCATTGATTCCAGTACTTGAAAATGCAATACCGCCACTGTTAATCATAATAACGTGGTGAGCTTCTTCCTTTGGTAATGCATCAACAACAAGAATCTTGTCGCCTTCATACACAACATACGAATTGCCAAGCATGCCTAGAATTGTTTCCTGAGCATGTTGAATTGCATCTGAAAACACAACCTGTAAAGCCGAATTGTTCTTTTCAACACTCTGCTGAATTGTTGAGCTAACTGTTCCCATAAGATCAGAAACTTTCTGCTGAAAGTTCCCAAATTCAAGCTCCGTATACTTGCTTAGAATGCAATCATAATCATACGAAATAACATGCGTTGTAATATCCACGCCCATTGGTTCGTCAATGACTTCGATTGTATCTCCAATGTCTGTCAGCTTTTCAAGATTAGCCTTTAATGTATAGTTCACTTTTGGCACGCAATTCTCGTCAACATATGCCTGCCCCTGCTTTCTCAAATCATCAATCAGTGCATTGTTATATGCCGTCTCATCAAGATGCCCGTCTGCATCCTTGTATAGGTCTTGGTCAACATTCTGATTGAAAGACACGACTTTTGTAAAAGGAATATCATACTGTGTCTTGCTGTAAAGATATACCTCGTCCAAAAGCAAGCCATCTTTTCCAACTGGCATAAGTTTTGTGACTACACTGTCCCAATTTGCCGTGCATGTCATTTCTTTAAGATTCTTTTTGTATCGTACCGTAACCCCGTTATCACGCCCGATAGTACTCATGATTGCGAACCTGTAATTGTCACGCACAAAGTGACCACCCCAACGCTCTACAATCGTGTTAAAAGCGTCATACAGCGATGTTCTCACGCACCTGTATGAATTTACTGCTGCAATGTCAGACACCGTCTGAAACGGGCTAGGATTGTCTGTGGCACTGTTCAGATGGTCCATCGCATCGTTGCAATTTTTATCAACCACATAACTGTCTGCAATCACGTAGTTTTGAGCATCATACGAAATGTGCTGAGCCTTTATCGTGATCTTACTCTTTGTTTTTTCTGGGTTCTTAATGCGGAAAGCCTGTGCGCCTTGTGGAGTATCTGCAACGATAATCCTGTTTGCTGTCAAAAGATCAACATAAGAAATGTCCGCTTCAACATTCAAATAGAATTTGCCATTGTCTTCCTTGTGAACTTTTGCTTTGAATGGCTGAATGACTGCATCACCATTGCTTGAAAAGTCTGTGTCTGTTGTTCCAAATAATTTTATCATGTTTAAACCCTCACATACTTAATGAAAAAGGCGCTCGTTGCGCCTGTCTTTTATCCTACAATTCGGCTAACGCTTTTTCTACAGCGTCATGCCATCTTTTAGGCACTTCTTCCAGTGTCATTCGGTTCATCTGAATCTGTCTTACATACCACTTTACCATGGCTATTCACCTCCTACGATTTCTGCAAGTGAAGCGATAGCTTCATTGATTGCTGTGATGTCAGCGGTGTTCTGCTCAGATGTATTCTGAAGTATCTGAATTGCCTTTGTTGCGTCTACAACAGCTGCTCTTGTTTCCTTAACCTCGAAAGTTACTGTAGTTGTGTTCTCCTTGGTATTTACAGAAATGCTGTCACCAAGGCTGTATCCTTTCGCTGTCAGAACTACCTCACCAAGTTCGTTTAGAATTTTGATGTCTGCAATCTGTTCCTCTGTTAAAGCTTCTACAGCTTCCTGGTATCCCTTACCTAATATGGTTACTGAGACTTCACCCTCTTTAGCATTGAATTCTTTAATTTCTAATTCTGTACCATCTTTCAAGACCAGCTTTTTTGTTACTTCAATTTTTGTTTCTGCCATTTTGCTTCCTCCTTATGCTGTGCGTTTCCAAATGTTAACTGCTAGGTATGGTTGCATATTGTTATGGGCGAGTAGACCGCCTGCAGGAGTCGTCATGTATTCCGTATGTCCAAACGTATTATTACCGTCAACAGGTATATACCATTTTTCCCCATCAGCCACATTTGTTGGCCACGAGGACACCTTTTCACCGTCACCACGAATAACTTGATGTGTATGTGGCGGCATCTCGCTGATGGTTAGTTTGTGTGTTGATTCTCCGCCAGTACTTCCAAGTACGTAGCTTTCTCCCGCCTGTATTAAGCAATGTCCTTCCGAAATTTTTACCCATGTTCCACCGAATGATGTATTCGGGTTAAAGCTAGAGCTAATGCTCATGTAGATACTTCCAACTGGGTAAGCCTGAAGCGGTCCAGGCATTTTAGCCTTTATCTTTCCCCAGAAGTATTTAAGTCCATTTTGATCTAAATAGTTAGCCATTTTTCCTCCTTAACTAGCGACTATCGAGTCGATTTCTGAATTGGAAATTGCCGAGATACTTGTTGTGCTCAGACTATCCAATTTAGTTTTATCAGATGCAGACATCAATCCATTTGTCTTCTGTGTCGCAACTCCATATGTTGTATTGTTATCCTGCTGAGTGAACGTAAATGTTGTTCCGTCTAGTGCCGTTGCCGTAAATGTCGTTCCTGATCTTGTAATGCTTTTGATTGCCTTTGACTGATTATAGTTTGCAACGTTGCCTAGACCTACTTGTGATTTTGTGACCCCATGCGGATTGTTCATATTTCCTATATGGCTTCTGGCTGCGGAATCCTTTACCGTGTATGTTGTCCCATTTGGTAGTTTGATACTTGATACATCAGCCATTCAAGCAACCTCCTTTATTTTGATGTAATCGTTGCACTTGTGCCTGTAAACGATGGTGCGGATGCACTAGCAGACTTAATTCCTGTTGCAACGGTTACCTCTGTTCCTTTTGTTGGCAAAGACCCTGCTGAAAATCCAAGTGTTAGAACCTCATTTGAAACCGATGCCGTGAAACTTGGCAATGAGCCTACACCACTGATAGGCGTAACACTCGCTGTATTTACAGCAACAGAAACAGTCGGCGCGGAAACTGAACCTGTCGGCGTATATGATGCACTCGCAGAATCCTTGAATGCCAGTGCCTTAAGACTGCCTGTACTACCAAACTCGTGCCACTTGCTATCTGATGTAGACCATACAAATTCAAGCGCCCCGTAAATTACAACGTCACCGTTTGATGGCGTATAATCTACATTATTAATCTTGATTGGTGATGTGCTAGAGCCATTCGCAAGTGCCGTTGTTGTAACTCCTGCATAATGCATAGCACCTGTTGCAGAGCCCTTTAGAATGCTAATGTCATGTCTTGCAGTTGCATCTTTGATGTCGTAAGTTGCTCCGCTAGGTAATGTAATTTCTGAAATATCTGCCATTTTTAACCTCCTATGATTAGATTTTCTTCGTTAATAGTATATGTTGTACCGCTGTTCCATTTAAGCCTGTCTGTACGTGATACGTGTATATCTGCATTGCTTACATGTGTATTTATTTCTCTGTTCAAATTTTCAAACTTTTTTTTGGCTTCGCTTGCGCTCTCAATACCATAGTCTGCAAGCGATTTGCTACCTTTTACTTCAACATTGTTGATTTTAGGAATATTTGTTAGTTGATTATAATCATCTGTTCCAACAACTGAAACGCTATCCAATTTAATAGTTAAGTGATCATCGTCCGCAAGCATAATAATCTTGTATTCATCCATGCTTTACACTCCTTTTTCGGTATCACATGCAAATGTGACTTCTTCCGTGATAATCAGCTTACCTACAAATGTCTGATGTATCTGGTCACCTCTGATAAGCTCAATGTCATAATAATAAGTCCCAAAATCAATGTAGTCTGTATCTTCAGGCGTAATTGAGAATGAATATACATTTCCGTCTTTAGTTATCGTTCCATCAGTCAGTTTTTTTTGAATGATAATCTTTCTCGATGATGTATTTGCTTTTACCGTAAAAGTAATTTGAGTGAATCCTTTGCTTACCTCTGCATCGTTTGCATCATGAACGGTAAAATGAATGTTTCGCAAGTCACCTCTCGGCATTGTAATGTGTTCCATGTTATCACCTACTCTTTCACGATAGTATCAATTTCATTGTTTGAAATAGATGAGGTTGGAGCAATATCAGCCCACTCGTATTCGTAATCGGTGTTGCTTTTCTTTTTCAAAAACTGTCCTGTTGTACCACCTGTTGGGATACCTTCCCCCTTTTCGCCATTCAGGCCATCTTTACCATTCAGGCCATTTTCGCCTTTCGGTCCTTTATCGCCTTTCAGGCCTTTTTCGCCTTTCAGCATGAAGACCTTACAAACAGGTTTTGTAAAGTATTCGCCCATTTTATGCACCCCCTAGTCTGTGATTCCATTTCGTATTTTCAACGCACCTATCAGGATAGTGAACACATCGCCATTGATCTCAATTTGCATGTCGTAAAAGTAATGTCCTGTTTCGATGCCCTTTGTATCTTCAGGAGCGATTCGCACCACGTAATACATCTTGTTGCGCTCCTGCTTCCTGAATGAGATGCCATTTTCAAGTGTTTTCTGGAATACGACATCACCATCATCAAGATTCCTTTTGCACGTGAAGAACGCCTTTTCAAGCTCCTGCGGTTTGTCATCGAACTCAATCTCAACCGCAAATGACAGTGTGTCGCCTTTTATCATTTCAAGATTCATCTTTTCCATTATATCCACCTCGACAGATTTTCAAATGCAATATACGTAAGCTGTCCATCCCATGACACTGAGTTAGGCCCAACTTTCAGCATAAATTTGTCGTAATTTCCGACAACGTATCTGTTCATCAATACATCATCATTATACGCTTCGAGCCTTTCTGTGTCTATTGTGATGGAATTTGATGTACTCATATCAATTCTGAACAACTGCACACCATTCAACGACAGATTGATTGTTCCTGAACCCTTGATATGAATGATAGGTTTTGAAACATAATTGCCGTTATTTCTCACTGTGATAGCACTTGTCGGATTGTCAAACACCTTCTTTTTTTCAATTGTACTGTATTTAAACGGTTGTACATGATACGTGATCTCAGCCGTTCTGAACCTCATAAGGCGTTCATAATCGACAGCATCAAGAATGTCATATTTGTAATATCTTTCTGGTTCATTTGAAAATGTGACTGTTCCGCTTGAATTGAAAAACGGAATAATATCATCAATATCATAGTCACCAAACAGACCGATTTTCATTTTTTTTTCATACGCTGAATATCCAAGCCTTGTGATAATATCACCATCACGACCATCTATTTGCTCAATGCTTGTCCGCATCAATGGCTTTGTAATCGGTGGCAATTCCTGAATCAGCAATCCGTTTATATATCGGCTGTCAAGCCCATTTTGAACTACATAGTTTCGCATTCCTTCACCCCTTAATTGTATATCAATTTTGTAACAGTTTTATCGACGAAATGTCCCATTTCTTCATCATCCATGACGATTTTTACCTGCGATAAAGCATCCTTGAATGCATCAACCATGTTTCTATAGTTTCCACTGCTTGTCGAAATACCACCGTTCACATTGAATGCGTCAGACATACCATTTGCCAGTGCTTCAGTCTGATTGATTAGTTCTGGACTTGCCTTTCTTAAAGAATCGCTCAAACCTTGTACCATGTCAGGCATCCAACTTTCGTATTCAGCCAGTGGCCCTTCATCAGGTCTTGAGAAATGAAGAAATGACTTGATTTTATCTGCAACACCACTGACTGCATCCGTTACATAACGAATCGCTCCCCTGATGCCGTTTGCGATGCCCTGAACCATATCAACACCCCAGTTGTACAGCTGTCCAGGCAATGAACTGATACCATTAATAATAGTACTTACAACATTGCCAATAGTTCCGCCAAGATTGCCCATCATGGATGCAATACCACTAATGAGTGAGCCTATGATTTGTCCGCCCATTGCTAGAATCTGTGGCAAGTTCTGAATCAATGTCTGCACAATTGATATTATTATTCTCGGCGTAGCTGCGATCAACTGTGGCAAAGACTGAATAAGCCCATTGATAAGCGCTACAAGAATCTGAATACCTGCATTGATAATAACAGGAAGATTTGCAATTAATGTTGTTGAAACCGTGTTAATAATCGTAGGTAACATAGCAATCAACTGTGGCAATGCTTCAGTAATACCATTAGTTAAAGCTATTAACAACTGCACACCTGCTGCAATGATTGCAGGAAGATTTGCGAGTAATGTATCAACGGTCTGCTGAATGATTGTAGGCAACATTGCAATCAGCTGTGGCAATGCTTCAGTGATTCCCTGAATAAGTGATGTAAGCATCTGCAATCCTGCATTGATAAACTCTGGTAACAGAGTAATCATAGCCTGTATAATCTGCATAATACCATCAACAATAACAGGCATCATCTGCGGGATAGCTTCAAGAACCGATTGAATCACATTTGTAACTGCTGTTATAAGCGTTGGTAACGTGTCGCTTAGAATAGGTGGGATCATTTGTACAAGCTGTGGTACGACCGTCTGGATAAGTCTTGTCGCCACTTCCGCACCGCCCTTGATAATCTGCTGTACCCTTGGGATTATGTTACCTGCAAAAGCCGTAAGGCTCTCCACAAAGTCGTTTATCAGTGCGCCAAAGTCTGCGTTATCGTCTGCAATGCCAGTCAGAAGGTTCTGCCAACTGGCCTTCATCATATTCGATGAACCCTCGATTGTGGTGGACGCTTCCTTTGCAGACGTTCCCGCAATACCCATGTGCTTCTGCATCACCGAGATAGCATTTACGCAGTTGGCAAAACTCATTGAGTTAGAATCGACCGTAACGCCAAGCTCGCTCTGTACATCCTTCATTTGTGATGCATCTTGAATAAGGCGCTTCATTTCCTCCGCAGTACCACCATATCCAAGCTTCAGGTTGTCAAGCATCGTATAATTACCCTTTGCAAACCCTTGATATGCGTTCTGGATATCCTGCATAGATGTTCCCATTTTGTTTGCATTGTCCGACATATCAATGATTGCACGGTTTGCATACTCAACCGCCTGCTGTGTGTCACCGCCAAGCGAAGATACTAGGCTTGCAGAAAAGCTCGTTGCAGTCTCCATGTAGTCGTTTGCAGAAATCTGAGCCGTCTTGTAAGCTTCAGAAGCGTATGCCTTCATCGCATCGGCTGAATTGCCGAACATCGTTTCGATTCCACCAGTAAGTTGCTCATAGTTTGCATATGAATCGAGCGCCTGTTTTCCAACGTTAACAAGTGCAGAACCCATTTGCTTTAGCCCATTGCCAACCGCTCGTATAGCATCTGTCGCAAGGTTGGCAAGAACCCCCTTCATGACCGTGAAGCCATCGCCAAGTTTTTTCGATGCGTCATCAGCATCATTCATTTCTTTGCCAAGGTTGTCAATCTCTTTCGCTGTCTTGTTAACGTCCGCTTGAGCATTGTTCATCTGCACTGCAAGCTTTGACAATGATTGCTTGTTTTTGTCCTGTGCTTCGGTGCTTTCATCATACTGCTTTTGAAGATCATCAACAGCCTTTTTCTGTTCTTCGTATTCTTTGCTGTTTTTGCCACACTGGGCTTCGATGCTTGCAAGCTTTCCTTTTGCATCTTCAAGCTTTTCACCGAGTTGAATATGCTCATTTGCTGACTCCTTAACTGCTTCATAATACTGCTTGTACTGGTCAGATACTAACTTCAGCTTTGCCTTCTGCTCTTCAAGGCGGTTGTTCAGTACGCCACTCTTGGCTGTCAATGCTTCGGTGCTTGTGTCGTTTTTGTCGTATGTACTCGTGACGATCTTCATTTCGGAAGATACTACACGCAAGTTCTGTGTAATCTGGCTTAACGCTCGCCTGTATTCGCTTTCGCCTTTTAACTTAATAGTACCACCTAATGCCATGAACTTACCTCCTTAGAACCAATCATCTTCATGCTGTGATTTCTCGTACGCTTTTGCGTATGTTGTCCCTGTCTTTTCAAGCATCAGCTCAAAATCAAAATCGTCTTTGTAATGTTTATAAAACATATTGAAAGTTGTCAGTGTCAATCTTCCAACCTCATGAAATGTAAAACCGAGTTTATTACGCCCGATAAAGTAGAACCATGTAAAGTCTATCGGCTCTGGTTCATCCTCATCGGGGATTATACGTTTTTTTCGGCACTCTGTGTGCTGTCAACGACAGCGCTATTCATCAACTGTGCGGATGATTGCAAGCCAATTTCTGTGATCATTCTTCCAACCTGCTTGCGTGTAAGCATCTTTTCTTTTGTGCCGTTTTCCTCGTTCTCGATGTCAATTCCTTCGTTCAGCATTGCGGTGATTCCAAAGATAACAGCCTTTGCATTTGGCTCACCATCGTTTTCTGTGCCGTCTGTGAGCTTTCCCCAGTTTTCAAGTGTGCCGTACTTGTCCTGAATAACTTCCATCACATTCAAATTGAAAACTAGCTTGTATGTCTTGCCTTTGTATTCAAGTGTTTTTGAGATTTCCTTCATGTTTTACCTCCAAAAAATAAGACAGGTACGAAACCTGCCTTTAATAGTCTTTTAAACTGAAGTCTTTGCCATCAGTCCTTCAAGATATGTGACAGCTTCAGTCTTTGTATCAAACGTTTTTGACTTTGACCATGTGCCATCAGCCAATGTTGCAACAGTTCCTGCAAGCTCAGTTGTACTGAATGATACGCTTTCGCCTTTTGTAGAATCATCCTGTGATGGTTCTGAGAACTTGACTTTGCATAGGAACTCTACCGTGTACTTGTAAGCTCCATTCACCATCTTTGTAACGATTCTTCCGAAACCTACATACGGCGCAACATCGTTTGCATTTCTGACAAGCTCTGAACCTTCTTCTGAAACCGTATGTCCAAGAAGGTCTGCCATTGTCTGCACATCCTCATTGTCGATTCCTGCTGTAACAGAACCTTTCTGAAATGAAGTATCGCTCTCAGCCAATGCATCATCTGCATACAAAGACGCATCGTTGTTAGAAATATCCACCTTACATGAAATAGCCTTTGCCGGCTTTTTTGCGCCATCATAAGTGGCTTTGCCATTTTCCGATTCCGTAAGTTTTGAGTATCGGAAGTTATTTAAACCAATTTTAGCCATGTTCGCTCCTTTCTATTGAAAAACATAGTGTTTTATGATAATACTTCGTATCATCCTCATACATGTCTGCGGATGATCTGTCAGGTTCCCACATGAACCCGACACTCGTCAGCAATCCCTTTAACGCCTTGATAATAGGCTTGTAATTGCTTTTTGTGTAAATATCAAAGTCATAATACTCGATATAATTTAGCAACTCATCATCACCATGTAACGTACTCTCTGCGTCTGTTTCCATATACGTGATGTACGTTTCTTCATTGCCATTATACCGCAAGAACTTGACTGGAATTTTTTTGTCGTTGACCGTGAAGTCACTCAATGTTTTTTCAATGAGGTTATTCATCCAACACCCCCCCGCTCAACTTCCTCTGTTCTTCTTCCATTGCTTTCATAATCTGTGACTTTTTGAAAGACTTTCGGAAGAACGGTTGCTTTGGATAGTTCTTTTTCGACCTTCCATATTCGAACATGTTAGCAACAAGTGGTGCAGGAGTCTTTCTTCCGTCTTTGTTAATGAAATATCCAGTGATCATAACTTTCGTGTTGATACCATCATCTGACGGTGTTTTATACACGCGTGACAGCTTCACATTTTTTGCCAAACCTGAACTTCTAAGCGGCCCTGGAAGTGCCGAAATAACGTTCTTGTAGACGACCTCAGCACCTGCTTTGGTCATACCACCAAAGATGTGATCAAACTGTTTGTCGATGTAAGAAATATCTTTCAATACGCTATCATCAATATCAAGAATAAGTTTAGCCATCAGTGTGTCACTTCCTTTGCCTGAATTTCCAGTTCTACACTGTTTTCGTCCACGTTGTTCAAATACTCAATCGTATATGTTTTGCCATGGAACTCAATCAGCATATCTCTTGTGATTTCTGTTTTAGGAAACCGAATTGTGAAGTTGGTGTATGCTTTTTCAAAATCAGAATTGTTCGCAATCAGCGTAAATCCCTTCGTTGTCCGAACATATGCATAAGGTGTAAGAATCACCTGTTTTTGCTCTGTCTGAAAGCCATCCTCATCTGTCACAATTACAGTTTTATAAATCGTGATACGTTTTGAATACTTTCCTGCATTTAACATGATTCACACCTCACAACAGATTGATGCTATGCATCGCAAGAATGCTCTGAACACTATTGTTCAAATCCTTGCTGTCAACGTACATTGTGCGGTTGTCCCACATATCTTGGCAAAGAATAAGCACCACAATCACAAATTCAGGATATTTGTCAACGCCATCATCATCAAGCCCTGTATAACTTTTGATGAAAGAAGTAGCGATGGAAATAAGCATGGTCAATGTATCATTTTCGCTTTCTGCTACTTCGTCCAATCTCAAATAATCTGCGACGCATTTCACTGTAATATCACTGACTTTGCTTACTTCCATATTGCTTCACCCCTTTTTTATTTGCCTGCTGCCATCACAAGTTTTGCAAGCTTCTGAGTGTCTGCAACCTTAGCATCCCACTCAACGAAAGCTAAAATTCCAAGTAAATGCTCTTCTGCATATCGTTCTTGTAATACTTGCATGTTAGCATCTTCTGAAACCTTCACGGCTAAACCAGAGAAGTCACCATAATAAATAGTTGTTTTTCCTGCAAGCATCTTGTCCATAGCATCAGAGCAATAAACGTCCTTGCCTAAAAGTGTATATCCCCATTTTGCTGTAAAGTCACGGTTTAATAAGTAATCGCCTTCGTTATCTTTTAATTTTCTGATTGCGTTTCGAGTTTCACGGTTCATAATCCAAACAGAATTACCCTGATAGTTGTCAATTACTTTGTCCTGTAAATCCATCAACTCGTCAGATGTAATCTTTGTAGCTGCGGCAGTTGTAACAGTCATATCTGATGTAATGCCCTTTAAGCCATCAACCTTTCCTTCTGTTCCGAACAAAATCTCATGTTCAAAATACAATGCAATAGCCTGTGCCATTTTTGCTTCGACAAAGCCAACGATGTCAAAGTTAGAGTTGTTAATCAAACTCTTTGAGATTTTTGCAAGGCAGCGTGCAAGGAATCCACCAAGTGTAATCTGGCTGATAACAACCTTTCCAGACTCTGCTGTAGATCCTTCATCTGCATATTGCATCACGATAGAACTGTTTTGTGCATCATACTTTGGTAATACTAGATTGCCTGTGATGTTATAGCGATCTGCCATAGAGAATACAGGTGAGATTTCGATAACTTGAGAAATAATTTCATTCCAAACTGTTGTTGGAATTAATGTCTTTGCATCGGCAGGCATTGTCGGTGTGTCAGTATTCACAATTCCACGAATTGCATTCTCGAATGTTTTGCGATCTTTTTCTGCATTTGTCATTTCACCAGGTTCATTATGCACTTTCTTCATGCTCATGCCTGCCATTTGATCATACATAGCAATAGTTGCATCAATATCCTTGACTTCCTTCTCAAGGTCTGCAAACTGATTTTTTTCGTCTTCAGATGGTAATCTGTTTTCTGCCTTTGCAGTTGTCAATAGTCCTTCCATCTGAGCGACTTTTGAATTTCGATTTTCGATAAGTGCTTTTACGTTCATCTTTTCGCCCCTCCATCATTCTTTAATGAACTAATAATATTCTCGTATGCCGAATAATCAAGCATACGATCCTCGACAGGCTTTTTAGTCTGTTTTGGTCTTTTTAGTGTGTCTGGCACATGCTTATAATTTCTGAATAAATCTGTTGCACATGCCTGTACATCCTTCACCATTTCAAGTTCATTGACATTGAAATAGTTTCCGATATACATATCATCTTCAGGATTTCCGCTGAGCCATGTCTCGTTATCAACCAGTTCTGCGATCTTCTCTGCTGTGATTCCTTCTTTTGCTTTGTCTGAATACATCGGCAACATCATATCATTTTCGATAGTGTCCAGTGTATCTATATCATGCTGTAAATCATTCGCATTCCCGTATGAAAATGTCATAGGTTTGTGAATCATCATGATAGAATTTTTGTAGATGTTAACATCATCTGCAACCATCGCTAAATATGTTGCGGCACTCGCACATAGCCCATCAATGTAGGAATGTATCTGAGCGCCTGTGTTCTGTCTGAATCTTTTCAACATACTCACCATCGCCGAGCTTGCAAATACAGAGCCACCGCCTGAATTGATGTAAATATTAAAATCTGTCACACCATTCAAGCTGTTAAGCTCTGTCTTGAATGCGTTTGTGTCAACTGCTGTTTCTGATTTCTCACCAGTCCACCAGTCAGGCACGTTCTCATCAACGATATCACCATATACGTAAAAATCTGCACTATTTTTCGTCAGATTCTTCAGGTACTTGTAATTCATCATCTGCCCCCTGTTCAATTTCTTCGACTTTCTCATCCGTTTCTTCTTCATTTCCGCCTGTCACCTGTCCAGTGTTTGGCGTGTAATACGTTCCAGTATTAATATCATACAGAACTGCACCAAGTCCAACATTTATTACGTCCATTCCCTCAACATAGTTCAAGTTCTCCATACGGCGCAATTCGTTTATCGTCATTAGCCCTGTATCTTTTGCAACCTTGTAAGCATCGAATCTCTCTTTGATGCTTGCTTTCACAATTTCCTTCGTATCAAATTCAAAGAAGAAGTTTTTCTTTTCTTTTTCTAACAGCAACGTGCTGTTGAGTGCTGTCTCAAATGCTTTAATAATCGGATATATCGCTTCTTTGAATGTCAGATTGAAGTCACTGTGAATGTGGAAAACTCCGTTGATTTCATCCTGCAATGTTTTCTTCGACTCATTCAACTGCATTTCAACAGAACTGTTTGACGATTCCTGAAACTTGATGCCGTTATTTAGAACCATGACGGACTCGGTGTTATTGGCGTATAACCTCTTCCATGCTTCTTTTAGCTTGTCCACTTCTTCCTGTCCAATCCTACGCTCTGCCTGTAAGAATCCTTTTTTATTGCCGCCTGTCTGAACCAGTCCAAGCTGATACACCAACGTACTGTATGCCGTTTCAAGTGCTTTTGAAATTTCTTCCGTCAAACCTTTTCCGCTTGCTCCGTCTTTGGTATTTCTCAAGAGTTTTACCATGTTCCACGGATATATTTTATCCGTACCAACATAGAACTGTACGAAACGATTCATCGGGTCGGAATTTGACCACACAGTAACGTTCATATCTGGAATATATTTCAGTGCTGTTACGTTGTTCTGTCTGTCTATCTGGATGTAACAATATCCACCCTTGCCAAGCAGATAATCCTCGACCATGGCCTTTTTTGTCTGAAACCCGTCAAGCGTGTTTCCTGTGTCACCGTTCAGCATTCGTACACGTCTGTCATTCTGCACTTCCTCAACTTTGCCTTTCTTGTACTTGTAAAGTTTAACAGGCATTGCCGCAATCGAACCACTGATAAAATCAACAGCACCTGATACGGCAGGAAGCGTGAGGGCCTTTTCCCTCGTGATTGTTTCATTGTTGAGCAATGCCGATAACAGCACATCGTCAAGCTGAACACTTTGATCGTTAAGATTTATTTTATTCTTGAATAATTTATTGAATAGTGCCACTCTCGTTACCACCCTTTATTAGTATTTTCTATTTGAAACATTTTTACGCAAATAATATAGCATAAATGCACGTTTTTATCAATTAAATCATCTGGAATGTAAAGTCGCCTTCATTCAAGAAATAATCCTGCTCAAGAAGGTAAATTGCATTGATAAGCGATACCACCATATCGACTTTTCCGTTGCTCTTTTTCTTGCTCACATACATATTTTTGTTTGTATCATATGCACATTTCGCATTCTGAAAGTTGATTTCAAGAAGTTTGTTTTCTGTGTATTTGAATTTTTGCGTAAGGATTGCTTCTTTCATCCTCTTTGTAGGAGAATGTAGCACGCTTGAATACTGCTTAATCTGAACCGTGTTATAGCCTTCATTAGCCAATTTCTGCGCTGTGCTTAATGCATTCCATCTATCATAGCCAATCGCCTGTATTTGTACATTATAACGGCTTTCAACACTCAAAATTAATTGCTCAACAAACGCATATGAGATAACTCTGTCACCGCACGCAAATACCTTCCCACTCTTCAATAATTCTTGATAGTTTACACGCTCTGAGACTGTTTTCTCCGTTATTCTGTCTGCTGGAATGAACGCAAAACTTTCTGCAAGAATGTTATCATCATCATCTACAGAAACCATGGCAACAGATGTATTATCGTTCGATTCTGAAAGGTCAACACCTAAATATACAACTCTGCCATTCCAATCAATATTAGCAACCTTGCACGCCTGAACATCCTTAACATCAATAAACGTTTCTGTTCCTTGCCCTTGATAAATGATATTGCAGTGCTTTGTAACAAAGTTTTCTCGCTCATTTTCAATAGCAATGGCTCTGGCTCTTTTCTTTACAAGATCATCCCAAATTTCAGGGATTTCCAATGCCGCAGGATTCGCCTGCTTTAAAACCAAGTCGTCAGTTTCCCAATCTGACGTTTTGTCTGGTTCGTACAACAGTGCAAAAACAGTTTCGTCTTTCTGAATACCATCCAGAACCTTCTTGGCATATGCAACCTCGTCCTCGAAAGGATTGTCGATTGTCGGATATTTTGTACTGATAACGAACCCTAGTTTGTTAACAACGTTTAGCTGTCCAGAACGCATTGCTTCGACAGGATAACCGTTTGGCAATGCTCCAACCTCATCTGCGATAAAGGCATTCGGCATACGTCCGTCCATACGGTTGTTACTGTATGCAAGCGGTATAAGCGTGTTTTCATTCGGTTTGAACTTGATGTAGTCCCTTAATAGTTTGAAACGCTTCGTTCCTTTGTAATCATATATTAGCGGACTGCTTTTTATTGTGTCAGATATTGCTTCTTTTATTTCCCTTGACAATGCTCCATCTGGCGCAACTGAAAAGAATTTTGAGAACCTAGGCTCAGTAAGAAACAGAATAATAAAGATTGTTCCGACTGTATATGTCTTGAAATTCTTTCTGCAAATCTCCAACAACCCTGTTTCGTATCTGCGCTTTTTTGGTTTGTCACGATATACAGTGCATAGCATAGCTGTATAAATTAGCCACTGATAGCCAGTGGCGCACTTATACATCGACTGTCCTGCTTTCAATCCTTTTGGCATGATAAGCAGTTTCAGAATGTTCTCGATCTGCTGTACTTTCTTTTCGGATACGAAATACTTGCTGTCTTTTCCTTCAGCAATCCGCATCCATGCTTTCATTTGTAATTTAACGTACTTCGGTGTGGTTTTCTTTCTAATAGAGTTTTTGCAATATTCGTAAGCCTTACTGCTCGTCACTGCCATCATCGTCACCGCCATTTATCAACTGAAGCAACGGGTCTGTATCACTCTCAGAATTTTCATCACCAGAAAATTTCGAAATGATCTTCATCAGCGTGCTCACCGTCTTATTTGCACTGTCGGTTGTGCGGTTAAAGTCCTGAATGGCAGGATGAGAATATACGTTTTTTCTGCCCTTGACATATTCTTTTGTGACAAGTACGCCATCATTTTTAATAGACGATTCAAGCTCGGTTAATATTTTCAACTGCACCATATATCGCCTAAATGTCGTAATAAAGAAAAAGTTTTTATCGACTCCGAATGCTTCTGCTTTCTGTATGATTTCTTCCGCTTGCTCATTTACTGTCTTTCGCATATCTCTTTCACCACCTTCAATGCACTCTCGATTACGCTATCCATGTTGTAATATTTGTATTCCGCAAGTCTTCCAACTGTGATCAATCCATCACGGTCTGCAAGCTCCTTGTACTTTTGATACAGCGCTTTGTTCTTTTCATCATCAATCAAGTCCATAATGTCAACGAAGTCACCTGTTGGCTCGTACTGTGGCACATGTTTCTTTTGACTGTAAGGATTGTCTTCTTCAGGAAGTTCGATATCCATCGTATCATCATCTTTGAAAAGATCGTCTCCAAACTGTCCCATGTCCATCATGATGTCGCTCAACTCTTCAGCAAGCTTTTCATTGTCCCATGTGCTATATTCTGAAACCTTATTATCTGCAATTCTGAATGCCTTAATCTGATCTTCAGTAAGATCATCAGCCACAATACAAGGGACTTCATCAATGCCTAGTTTCTTGCATGCTTTAAGTCTTGTATGACCTGTGATCAATACACCGTCACCGCTCACAACACACGGAACTTTGAAGCCAAACTCTTCGATGCTCTTTGCTACATAGTCAACAGCTTCGTCGTTGTTTCTTGGATTGTTCTCATACGGAATCAAGTCCTTAACTTTCTTGTAAACGATATTCATTTTTTTGCTTTCCATTTTTTTACGCCCTGCCTTTCTTATATCGCCCGCTTAATATTTTAGGATACGCATTTTCAGATGTCACCGACCAGTCGTATCCTTCTCCTGACTCTTTAATCTTTATGCAGTCTGGGTGAAACATTACAGCATAATATCTCAATTTGTAAGAACCTATCTTGTTGTACTCATCAATACTACCACCACTTGCATTGGACTTTCTTTTCGGAATCCAGACATCGAATTTATTCATAACAGGCGTAAATCTGAATCCTGAATGTCCTTTTTGTGCTTCATCAACAACCGTAATAATATCGTCACTGTTTCTGCTTCGCCACTGAATTTTATTTGATGTTCTGAGAAAAAAACTGTTCATTACAGTCCTGTTTGCTTTTCCACTTTCAAACGTTGGCACACCGCCAATATAATCAACGGCATTTCCAAAGCCTACACACTGCACAGGCGCTTCATCAAAATATATGCACATTCCTTCAAACAGCCTGTCGATTCCTTTTGCCTTGATTCCTCTCAAATGTCCATCATCATTGTATCTGTATGTAAGGCTTTCAAGATCATCATCCAGTTCTAGGTAGTATGTCAGCCTGTTTTTCTCTGCGACCTTCAAACATTGATTTCGTGCAAATACTCCACATGCCTTGCTACCACCTAAATCGCCAGTATCGAAGTCTTCTTCTTTGTGAAATACATGAACATCCTTCCCATATCGTTCAACATAATCAGGAAGTGTTTTGTCCTCATCGTCAACAACGATATAAATTTTCCCAGTATATCCACACTCACGAAGCACCTTCACCGTGCTGCACTCAGGTCTGCCATGTGATATTACGATACACGCAAAGTCTTTTCGCATCATTTCACCCCTTTGTTCCACGTGGAACACATTAAGCTAGCTTTTGATTCTTTTTGAAACAAAAAACGGCTTATACTCACATTATAGCGTGATTTTTGCCGTTTTTCCAAAAAACCATAAGTTTTTATAAATTTTGTGTTCTTTTCTTTGGACGTTTCATCTTGGTGTCACACCAGACCATGCCCGTTACCATGGGGCGGTTATTTCAGCCTGTCTATTCGCTGCCTTGCTAACTTCTTCAAATACTCTTTTTTAATCATTCCTGCATCAGCTAACCTGTGACAGCTCTTGCATAAACAGATAAGGTTATCATCATCCAACCATAGCTCTGGCTTGTCCTTCAGCTTCTCTATGTGATGCACTTCTATGTTACGGTAGTTATATATACCTTTGTCCTTGCATACTTCACATAGATAGTTTGCATCCTCTCGTATCTGCTTGCTCTTCTCTGTCCATGCACTCTTGCTTCTCATCCTTGATTCTTTGTAACTGTACTTGTAGTGTTTCTTTTCTACCTTACAAACATAACCTTTCGGATGTATTCTCCCGCACCTGCTACAGGCATAGTATCCTTGTGCCATTACTTAACACGTAGCCTTTGCCCTGCATAAATGATATTCGGATTGCTGATGCCATTCATAGCCTGTAGCTTCTGCCATGTTGTTCCATACTTGGATGCGATGCCTGATAATGTATCTCCGCTCTGTACAGTGTAATATACTGCCTGAGATGCACCTAGCTTCTGGTTGACAATATTCTGAATGGTATTATAGTCATACCCTGCCTGTTCCAGTCTGCTCTTACGGCTGTTACCATCTCCCCAAGCTCCCGCAATAACCTCGCTTGCAATCTGTTCATTTGACTTTCTGACAGGTGCAGCCTTCTTGTTTACAATGTCCTGAATCACATTGTAGTCATATCCTGCTTGTGTGATTCTGTTCTTGCGATCTTCACCATTTCCCCAAGCTCCCGCAATAACCTCGTCCGCTACCTGCTCATTGCTCTTTTTAACAGGCTTTGGCGTAACTGGTTTTGTTTCACCGCTTGGATTTGCGTACTTATGCCATGCTGTAGCATCCATATAGGCAATATCTAAGTCAAGGTTGCCAGCATATCCTGCCAATCTTCCACAAGAAGAATACTGTCTGATAGCACATGTGTAATAACCTTCATTCCATGGATGTTCCTGATATCCTGTCGGATTGTTATTTGCATACTGAGCAATCCACAGTCCATAGTCACCAATGCCAGAAACTTCTTTATACAAACTTGCTGATGCATAGATTAAAGGTTTGACCCCAGTTTTTTCTACAATTCGATTGCACCAGTTAGAAATCCATGTTCTAGCTGGACCACCTGTTCCGCACAATGCGTTGTCCTGATGCTCCCAGTCTAAACAAAGAATAGCTTCGCCAATATATCCTTGAATGTTATTCAAGAAATAATCTGCTTCTGCTACTGCATTCCCTCCATTTGCATAGTGGTATACACCTAATAGCTTTCCGTTAGCTTTAGCTTGCTGATAAGCTCTGTCACAATCAGGATTCACATATCCTGTACCTTCTGTAGCTTTGCAAATTACAAAGTCACATGGAACTTTTGATAGATCAATCCCTCTTTGCCAATTTGAAATGTCAATTCCGTTTAATGCCATTTTTTTCTTCCTCCCTAATATACTTCAAGATGAACGATGCTAATGATTCTGTACCCGTTCATTTTCCAGTTCCTTGATTCGTTTCTCGTGATCATCCTTGTATTTAAATAACGTCTTTACACGTTCCGTTACAAGAATTAGTTGCTCTGATACATTTTTCAACTGTTCTGTCTTTTCACCGTTCTCTGCCATCATCTTTTTTGTTGTGTCACAAAAATCGTCCAGTTTCACATTGATTTTTACAAAATTTTTTTCGACATCCAACTGCCGATTCTTTTCTCGCTCTGCCTGTTCTTCTTGACGCTTTTTGCCACCCGCAAACGTGTTGATTAACGTACATGCAAGCGATGTCAAAGAAATTAGTAATGCGATGCTTACACTTGCTTCTGGAGTCATTATTCCACCTTTTTATAATTCGCCGAACTAATTTGTAAGCATGCACCAATGCACGTTCCAATTGCCGAAATAGTTCCTGCAATCGCTTCTGCACAATCCCAACCCCAGATTTTGCCGAGTGTGATAATTAATGCTGAAAATGCGTTCGTTCCAACAAGTGCAACCCATTTTAGCTTGTCATATGTTTTATTAGAAAATACCATTTTTTACCTTCTTTCATACCTAAATTATACTATAATTATTGACAAAAAAAAGGGATTTTATGCCCTTTTTCGTTGCCTTTATTTTATCTTTTTTGCTCGATAATGATTTTTCCTTTTTCCGCCTTCACCGTGATTTCTTTTTCGGGATCAATCCCAGATTCAGCTACAATCTTTTTTGATATTGTCGTAGTATACGTGTTGACCTTTAAGTCACCGCCTACAGTTCTGTATTTCATTTTAGCAAGCTTCGCCATTGTTTTCCTCTCTTTCATCGTTTAAATAATCAAACACTTTCAATAATTCATTCTTTGTCCTTTCAAACTCCAATTCAATTTGCTTTTGTACATCAATCTTAGTTTGTTTGAACCATTTCTTTTTGAATTCTGTTACCGACTTTCGGTAAGTATCTTCGCTATAATCGCAAGACATCCACAATTCCAAATCATGTAGCAAATCAACTAAATCTTTCATCATTGCATTTAATTGTGAATCATACATTCTTCCGACGTATTCATATTCAATTCGGCAATACATATAGTTATAACTTCCACCGCTCATTCTCAATCCTCCATAAATTCGATTTGTTCTCTATCCACACAAAACATAGCACCATCTTCAAATGTAATATCGAATAAATTTGTAGCACTTCCATTACCTGTTAGCATTTTTTGAGTGTGTGTAATGCTACCAACTTGACCGATGTAATCTTCTTTGTTCTTGCCAGTACTGCTGATTAAATCATATTCATACTTATCTGTAAGACACAGCAATCTAGCTTTACGCATTATGTGATCACCTCACAATTTCTTAATATTTCATTAATTGGCACATTATCTGGAACATTTCTAAAAAGTCCGTATTTCTTTACTTCCAGTAACGCCACATACCTGTTTATTGGCTTATTTCCTTTGAAACCCAATAATATACAGTATTCATTATATCTTAGCCTGTATAAAGGCTCCTTGTATTCTTTTCTAGGAAATATCAATCCTGCTTGTCGAATCATTGAATAGCCTCACAATTTTCAAGAATATCTGTAATTTTTTCACTCTTATCAACGTCTTTGAAATACCCTTTTTCTTTCATTACGATTAAAGGCATTATATCTTTAAACTTGTATCCGTTTGCATAACTTTGCAATAAATCATATTCAAACTGAGTTAATTGATACTTTCGCTTAAATGGTTTTAGCATCCATTCCATTCTCTTTTTAGAACAAAGTAACCTATCTTTGAAAAAACATTGGTCACACAAAATCCATTTGCACGCTGTTGGTTTTCCATTTACTAGTGCAAAGTCATAGCCTGCACTTTTGATTTCTTCTTTATAATGCTCAAGGTTAGACTCCTTTTTTTCTTCAAAATGCTCTTCTGCTAATTTAGCTAAAAAATCCAAATCTTGAGTAAATTGTTCTCTTATTTCCGCAGGATGGTTTGATGCTATACAAAAATCGTACATTCTCATTATTGCATCTTGATAATTTTCTTTTGTCATTTAAATCCACCTCAATCTACAATCTTTCCGCGTGCTTGCTATTCATCTTCGTTATCTCCTTTTAACAACTGCCCACAGAATGGACAACGAGGATAATATTTTCTTCCATAATATGTTGGAATAGTCACAACTTCATGTTTACAAGTTGGACAAGATAGTACCAAATCACCACATGGACCAAATTCAATATCGACAGGCTTTTTTGGTATTTCTTTGTCAACTAACTCTTGTAACCATTCTAGATACCCTCTGCTTGCAATGCCATATATTTTATTCTCATCATATGCATTCCATAAATAATTCATTGCTTCTTGATATTTATTCATACGTTTTTATTTCCTCCTTAAGCTCGTTTATAGCTTGTTTAACTTCTTTCAAATCTAAATCTACGTTGGCTACTAAATCTGCCATACGATTATTAGAATAGCTCTGTAAAGCCGATTCTAGCGTTGTATGGTATGAGATAGGCTTTTGTACGTCTATCTCATTGCCTTCTTTATCCTTACCTTTTACGAACGTTACAAGAGCGAATGAACCACCGCTAGAAGTGATTGCATAATTGTTTTGTAATCTAATCATTTGTTGTCCTCTTTCATTATTTTTAAATCGAGCAAAAATCTTTTCATCAAAAAGATTTTGTTTGCCATTCTGTCTACAATTCTATGTAAACTCCATATTCTGCTATTATCAACTTCTGATAAGCAGTCAGATTCTTTTAAAACATTCTCCAACTTATCTTTATACTTTTTTAGACATTCTGTGTCATCTTCAATTTCTATAGTGTACATTTCAATTAAAGAATCAAGTCCTTCTTCAATCCTTGTTTTAATCATTGTTCTTGCTCCTTTAGCTTTTTAACAAATTCATCAGTTTCTTTTTTGATTTGCACCATTCTTTTAAGCTTTCTCAAACTTGCGTTTTGCTTTTTTCTTATGTTTCTTTTTAGAAATACAATCGTATTTTTTAACGATTCAATAACCTCTTTATCGTCTATATCATGTATATCATAAATAAACATAAGAGCCATTTCTAAGCCGTCCGATACTCCACTTCCATAAGTTGTACCTCTATTTTCGTATTCTTCCATTTTAAGAAACACAAAGTTTTCTATTTGTTTAATTTCTTCTTTTGTCATACTTCAACATCCTCATCTTGTGGCATTTGAAATGTTGCATATAAATTGTCTATATGATAAATAAATCTTTGAATTTCATCCAATACACTTAAAGCTTTTTCTTCTGTAGAGTATTTACCAATTAAATAACCCTCTGCCAATATATTTGTTTTGTTTTCAATACATATTTCATTTGCTTTAACTAATACTGCTAAGCTTTGACTTCTAATCCACATAATCTATTTCTCCTTATCTTTTGTCACACTAATAAATAAATTTCTAAATAATCTTCATCCAATGCGTTAATTCCATGTATTTCTTTTTTTAATTCATCATTTTCTAAATCTTTTAAAAGTTCGCTAGGGTTTCCACTAACTGTACTCAATAATTCATTACTATAATTAATTGTTACATCAACTAAATTATTTTCGCCTATTAAAATTAATATATCTCTTAATGTCATCCTAATAACCTTCTTTCAATCTTTGATAATTTATCTTATTCTTATCACAATATGCAGAATACACTTGTTCTACTGTGAAACCTAAGTATTCTGTAATTGCGATTAATGGTTCTACTTTCTGAAACGAAGAATATGATAAATCCGCTAATTTTATAACAATACCTTTTCCATATTCTTCGATTGACCATCGATTATCGTCAACCTTTTCCATTAATTCATCATCTGTTAACAATCCTTCTTCACCACCATTAAAGTTGTTTTGCCAACTTAACACAAAATGCCAAATATCAACTAATTCGCCTAACACTTTTTCTTCATCAACTTGTGGTTGAGTTTTCTTCCACCAACACCAGTTAGCTTTTAATTCGTGAGTTAATTCGCCTACTTCATCAAGAATTGCGAAACTCAAATTCTCTTCATAAATACAAATTAACCCATATTCTTTCATAATTGCTTCATCTAATTTAGCTTGCTTTTTTAGCATTTCTTTAATCAATTCAAATTCTTTAATTGTCATTTGTTTCTCCTTTTTTCTTGTAATCCATTTATTTAACTTCATCAAAGTCCGAATAATATTCAACGCTTACGACTTCACCGTGCTTCGTTTGTAATTCTATTATTCTTTTTTCTAGCTCTTTGTTTTGATATTCAAGCGTTCTGATTCTTCTTCTGTATTCTTCATATTTGAAGATACATTTTGTAGCTTTGTCCTGTTCTTCCTGTACTCTTTTAGCAACTAGAATACTGTATACAATTAATATGATTCCACCCCCTGCAAACATTCCGCAAATAAAATATGCTATTGTTTCTTCCATGATGTTTTCCTCCTTATCTTAATCCGTTTTCGATATTTTTGAAAATCTGAGCAGTTCCACGAGGCGCTTTGTCAAACTCTTTCACAATATGAACGTATTTACCATTTAATGACTTCTTGCCATATTCTGTATGAACCCAGTTGCCTTTAATGATTCCATAAGCTTCACGATCAACTGCTTTGGGATGTTTGCGAGTGCCTTCCCATTCAACATAAGTGATGAAACATTTTTGAAGTTTTTCTTCTTTTTTAACTTCTTTAGCTTTTTTCGATTCGCTCATTCTATTATTTAACGTTTCAATAATTTCTTCTTTGGACAATTCAATAAAATCTTCGTCTAAACTATAAAAGTCTGTATTGTTGAAATATGAACCAGTGTGATGCCAGCTTGAATAAGTTAAGAAAGCTTTCAAAGATTCTTTATTGTATTTATTCAATTCTTTTTCTTCAAAATCATTTCTTTTTTCTAAAACCAATTCAACAATGTCCGACTTTGTCCATTTTGATAAAGGTTTTTCACCGTCTTCATAAGCCATCACAGCTCTTTCACTCATTTTATTTCCAACGTATGCCATATTTTTTATCTCCTTTTCTTCACATCCATATATTACCATATTATAACAATATGTCAACACTTTTTGTAAGTTTTTGTTTCTATTTGAAACCTTTAAGCATTATAATATCGACTGCAATTCTTCCATATACTTTGTGATCAATTTCATGTATGTTTCTCTTTCTGGCTTTTCTTCATATACATAGTTTACATTGATCTGCATCGCATTTAGCTTTTCCACGATCTTGCAAGCCTTGTTTATCTTCTCTGCAAATTTCTTTGTTTCTTCGATGTTCTGTGTTCCACAAGCTGACCAGTTCACACCGAATGTTTTTACTTCTGCAAGACAGCTTGAAGTTTCATAAATCTTAACTGTTCTGCCTTCCATAATTTCATCTACTGCACTCATAAGTGCTGAATATTCTCTGCTGTTCATGTTTGTCATTTTCTTTGTTCTCTCTTTCTTTTTACATCTATATTATAATACTATAATATATAAAAATCAAGCGTTTTCATGACATTTTTTGGCAATTTTTTCGATAAAAAAAGACTAGGTTTTCCTAGTCCGTTGTTCTCAAGAAATATTGACTTCACAATCCTTAACTTTCTCTCTTTTAATGTATCTTTTTAGCATATCATCTTTTAGTCTTAGCATTGAAAAATGTAATTTCGATTCGTAATAATCATTTAATTCACATGTTTGATATTCATATTCACCTATCGCATTGTATAGGTTTTCTGTAGAATACTTATATTCTTCATTACGTTGATTATTTTCTATGTATCTGAACTCGCGTGGTGCACGATTTTCTCCATATCTAAAATTTACAGAATCATAATTCTTGTTTAGGAGTTCTTGTCCTATTTCTCTTTTCATTGTTTCTGCGTTGTAAATAATTTGAATTTTTGGTTCATAACCTTTTGACTTTAAAGCTGTTCCATAATTCATAAATCCATCAACTAATAGGCTAATTGTTTCATCATTGCATACATAAGCACTCATTTTATTTTTCCTCTCTCTACTTGATTTCACAATCTTTAAATTCTTCTTTGTGTGCCCACACTTTAGGCGGTGGGCTTGCCTTTATATCATTAATTCATTGCCTGCACTTGGCTTGCACTGAAGAAGCTTGCTTTTTTCATGAACATTCTTTTTTGTTCTTCGGTCATTCCCTCGCTATTTTCAGTTTCCTTTGATACACATTTCCAGATATGGAACTGTGCAACAGCTTTCTCGCCTTTCTTCACACAATAGCCTAGCTTTTTCCATGCTTGAAATGTATGAATATCTTCAGGTTCGTCAAGCATCATTTTGTTGCCGTTTTCATCCTCGACCTCGAACTGTCTGCCTGTGGTTCCAATCTTTCCATTTTTCATAAGTTCAACTGCTTCATTAAAAATAATTTGTGCGTTTGTCATGTTGTTTACCTTCCTTTTTTTTATTTCCTTTTGCATTATTATAATATCATAACATGAAAGCGATTGCAATACTTTTTGGCGCATTTTGTTTCTTTTTGAAACATTTAACCATTTAAAATATCCATGAGCCTTGAATCCTGTGCTTTGTTCTTTCGTCTGTCTTCACCGCTGACAAGTACAGGAAGGCACATTTCAATAATACGGCTGTAGATTCTGGCTTTGCTTGTATCTTCTGTATGATACAGGTCTGAATACTTCAGATTCGTTGTAATGATCATTGGCTTTCCGCTTCTGTATCTCGCATCAATGATATTGTACACTAATTCATTTACATATTCAGTGTTTCGTTCAATCCCTAGATCATCAATCACCAGAAGGTCAAACTCGTTCAGACTGTCCAGATATTTCTGCTTTCCTTCATACATTCCCTGTAATGTATTGATGATTCGTGCAAAATTAGTCACCAGACACGGCACGCCATTGTCTATCAACTCATTTGCGATGCATGAAGCAAGAAACGTCTTGCCTGTTCCAACTCCACCGAATAAGATAATCCCTTTTCCTGCTTTCTTAAACTCGTCAAACCTTCTGGCATAATTCCTGCACATATCGCTTGCCTTCTTTGATTTCTGGTCGTCGTGATCAAATCGGCATTTCTGAAGTTCTCTGTCAGGAAAGCCTGTGTTCCTATATCCTTCAATTCGTGCCAATCTGTCCTGTTTCTTTTTCTCTTCTTCCTTCCTGTCATTTTCAGCAACCAAGCATGAACACATTACTGGAACATATAACCCGACCGCCGACAGCCATTTTCTTCTCGGCTCGTTACATTTTTTGCAGTATATCATATTGCCTTTGATATATTCAGTGCTCTCATCGCACATTTCTAACATCCTCTGGATTGCTTCTTTTGTTGGCTGTTCACTTTTAAAAATGTTTGTCATGTTATTTTTTTCCTTTCTTACTCTTATTTTCTGAATGTTGGTAATCCAAATACCATTGCAATAGCTTTTCTAACTGATAAGTCATTGCTTAGATAACCATTATATCTAATTGCTTTTACTTCACCAGTTTCAACATCTTCTGCAATTTCAGCTCTCTCAAAGATGTCTGCCCAATAATTAAATTTTCTTCCGTTTACTGTTGTTTGTTTTACTGTCATATCCTTGTACCTCTCTTATTACATTATTATAATATCATAATATGAAAGCGATTGCACCCCCTTTTCACGCATTTTGTTTCTTTTTGGAACATTATTCACCGTAAAACATTTTCATAAGTTCTTCTTCGGATTCGTAGCCATTCTGGTCGTATTTCTTCTCTGGTTGTTTCTCCTGCTTTGTATATCCATCCTTCAACGGGAAGATTCCTTGCCAGTTATGCGTGATGTAGTCTGTATAGGCTTTTGGAAGATTGTCGGTTCCGCCGATGCCTTCTAC